CCGGCACCCTCAACCCGCTGCCTGGGGCCGTGAAGCGCGCCAAGGAGATCGAGGCGACCCTGCAATATGCGGGCGAGAACAACCACAGCATCGCCCTGTGCGGGCCGCTCGAACGCCCGGAGGCCGACTTGCCCATCGACCCATACGTCCTCGGCGCATGGCTCGGTGACGGGCATTCCAGCACGTCCGCGTTCACGACGATGGACGGTGAGATGGTCGCCGAGTTCCGCAGATACGCGGAAGGAATTGGCTGCACGATCAAGCCGCACAAGCACCAGTCAGGCGGTCGTGCGACCACCTACCAAGTCAGCAAGCCACTGCGAGGAAACGGCGATTCCATGCAGGCTCGGCTCCGGCTGCTCGGCGTCCTGCGGAACAAACATATTCCCTCCGCATACCTGAACGCCTCCGTGGCCCAACGAAAAGCGCTGTTTGCAGGTCTGATGGACACGGACGGCTCCATATCCGCGTGCGGACGAAATTGCGAGATCACCCTGAAGCGCGGGCCACTAGTCGATGGGATCATGGAGCTCATGTGGTCGCTCGGCATCAAGCCCGGAAGGTCGGTCAAGGTCGTGAACGGAACGGTATACGAGCGGATGCACTTCACGCCGACCTTCAACCCGTTCCGGCTCAGGCGAAAGGCAGCGCGTTACATCGCCAAGAACACGTTCGCCGGCCAGCGGATGATCGTGGCAGTCAACGAGGTGCCGTCGCGCCCTGTCCGGTGCATCACCGTAGACAGCGAATCAGCCTTGTACCTGTGCGGAAAGCAATGTGTCCCGACACACAATACCGAACTTGCCCTCATGGAACTGCTCCACCGGGCAGTCAAGTGCACGTCGGATCTCGGGTTCTTTGTATACGTCGCGCCATTCCTGAAGCAGGCCAAGGCCATCGCCTGGGCGCGATTGAAGCAGAGGATTGACCCGTTCATCCGCACCGGGACCGTGGACGTGAACGAGGCCGACCTCGCCGTCACTTTCAAGCACAACAAAGCCACGATCCGCCTGTTCGGTGGAGACAACCCCGACGCCTTGCGTGGCGTGCGCCTGGACGGATGCGTCATCGACGAGGTGGCGCAGATCAAGCCCGAGGTATGGGAGGCCATCATCCAGCCAGCGCTTTCCGACCGCCGCGGCTGGGCGCTGTTCATCGGCACGCCGGCCGGAATCAACATGTTCAGCGAGCTGTACTACCGCGCAGCAAGCGGTTCCCTCGAGGACTGGTATGCGGCGAAGTACACGGTGTACGACACTGACGCGCTCGCGCCCGACGAAGTGAAGCGCCTAGAGCGCGACATGCCCGAGGCGGCGTTCGCACGCGAGTACCTGTGCGACTTCAGCGCGGCTGGCGACGACCAGCTCATCAGCCTCTCCGACGCCGAGAACGCGTCGCAGCGCGAGTACCAGGACGGCGACATCATCGACCAGCCGCTCATCGTCGGCGTTGACCCGGCCCGATTCGGGGACGACCGCAGCGTGATTGTCCTGCGCCAGGGGCTGCGAATGGAGAAGCCCATCGTTCACCACGGCATCGACAACATGGCGCTGGCGGCGGCCGTTGCCAACGTCATCGAGGACCGCGACCCAGACGCCGTGTTCATCGACGCCGGGGCTGGCGCGGGCGTGATCGACCGCCTGCGGCAACTCGGATATGACGTGACCGAGGTCGCGTTCGGCGGCAAGGCCACCTACGCCAACCTGTTCTTCAACAAGCGCACCGAGATGTGGTGGGCCATACGCGAATGGATACAGGCGGGCGGTTCGATCCCGAACGACATCACGCTCAAGCAGGAAATCAGCACGCCGATCTACTGGTACGACGCTGCCGGCAAGCGCGTGCTCGAGTCGAAGGACGAAATCAAGAAGCGACTCCAGGGCGGCGGAAGCCCGGACATGGCCGACGCGCTGTGCCTGACGTTCGCGTACCCGGTATCGAAGATGCTGCCACGCGAGGTGCGCGAGCGCATCGACACGCGGCCGACAGACTACGACCCGTATGAACAGGTGAGTACCCGTAACCGTTAGACGGAGGTCTACAGTCATGGTCAGGCAAGCGAACGAGCAGGACATCGAGGCCATTGTGGACATGGGCATGGAGTTCATGTCAGGCACGAAGTATGCGAACGTGCTGCCCATGTATAGCGATGACGCACGCGCAGCCATCATCCAGCTTGCTTCGGTGGGCCGCGTCTGGGTGGCAGAGATTGATGGCCGCATTCGCGGGTTTATGGCTGCGTCCATCGTCCCGTGCTGGTTCAACCCCAGCTCGCGCATCGCGCTCGAACACGTCTGGTGGATGCAACCCGACTTCCGCAACCGCCCGGAAGGCATCCGCATGCTGCTCGAGTTTGAACGGTGGGCGAAAGAAAAAGGGGCGCAAGTCGCCTGCATGTCCGACATCGTCCTCGAAGCCGGCAGTCCGGCAGGGTCGATCCTCCAAAGGCTCGGCTACGAGGTGAGCGAACGCACTTTTATGAAGGTCATCCAATGTTCAACCGCAGCATCCGAAGAATCCACGACCTCTCCTCACGCCGCGAGCGACATTTTGTTGTCAGCGGACTGACCGCGCTTGGACTTGCAGCAGGCGCAACCGCAACAACTGCTGCCGCAACTGGTGCAGCCATCGTTGGTGCTGGTGCAGCAGCCGCAGGAGCTGGCTATAGCATCGCTGCCGGCGAGCGTGGCGCGTCCATGCAGCGGCAGGCGATGAGCCAGCAGAAGAAGGCGCAGGACGCCGCCGCGGCCGCAGCGCGGACCCAGCAGCGCCGCAGTCAGCAGTCAATGGCCGCCGCCAACAGGCAGGAACCAGCCGTCGCCGACATCATGGGCCGCGCTGCCGCTGAGATGGGTGGCGGTCCCTCGAGCACCATGCTCACCGGGCCGATGGGCGTCAACACGCAGGAACTTCAGCTGGGGCGCACGTCGCTCCTCGGGGGCTAAATGAGCGAGTACACCGGAGACAACTCGTCGTATCCTGGCGCTCCCACGCGGGATCGACTGTTCACCCGGTGGGGCCAGCTCAAGAGCGAGCGTGCGTCGTGGTTTGCGCACTGGCAGGAACTCACGTCCTACATCCTGCCGCGGAACGGACGCTACTTCCGCCAGGACCGCGACAGGGGATACCGCCGTCACAACAACATCTACGACTCCACGGGCACCCGCGCACTGCGCATCCTTGGTGCAGGCATGATGTCGGGCGCAACGTCGCCGGCGCGCCAGTGGTTCCGACTTGCCACGCCGGACCCGGAACTCAACTCCTACGAGCCTGTCAAGCTGTGGCTTGATGATGTGACGAAGCGCATGCAGCGCGTGTTCCAGAAGTCGAACACCTACAACGCGTTGCACCAGATGTACGAGGAACTTGGCACGTTCGGCACCGCAGCCACCATCCTGCTTCCCGACTACCAGACCGTCATCCACCACTACCCGCTGACCTGCGGCGAATACTGCATTTCGACCGACGCGAAGGGCCGCGTCTGCACGCTGTACCGAGAGTTCGAGATGACCGTCTCGCAGGTGGTCAAGGAGTTCGGCCTTGAGAAGTGCAGCGTGTCGGTGCAGAACATGTACCGCACCGGGAACCTTGACCAGTGGGTGCCCGTGATCCACTGCATCGAACCGCGTGCAGACCGAGACATGGGCAAGCGCGACGCCAAGAACATGCCGTGGGGTTCGTATTACTTTGAGGTTGGCGGCGAGGACGGCGTGTTCCTGCGCGAGAGCGGGTTCCAGTATTTCCCGGCGCTCTGCCCGCGTTGGTCTGTGGTTGGTGGCGACATCTACGGCAACAGCCCTGGCATGGAGGCGCTCGGAGACATCAAGCAGCTCCAGCACGAGCAGCTCCGCAAGGCGCAGGCCATCGACTACCAGACGAAGCCACCCCTCCAAGTGCCGGCGTCCATGAAGAACCGCGACGTGGAAACGCTCCCAGGCGGCGTGTCGTACTACGACGGCCAGTCCAACGGGATCAAGACCGCGTTCGAGGTGAACCTGAACCTTCAGTACCTGCTGAATGACATCATGGACTGCCGCGAGCGCGTGCGTGGTTCGTTCTACGCGGACCTGTTCCTGATGCTCGCCAACACCCCGAATACTCGCATGACGGCCACCGAGGTCGCCGAGCGCCACGAGGAGAAGCTCCTCATGCTCGGGCCTGTCCTCGAGCGCCTGCACAACGAGCTGCTATCCCCGCTCGTGGACATCACGTTCACGCGCATGGTTGCTGCCGGCGCACTGCCGCCCGCCCCACAGGAATTGCAGGGAATGGACCTGAACGTCGAGTTCGTGTCCATGCTGGCGCAGGCGCAGCGTGCCATCGGCACCAATGCCGTGGACCGTTTCGTCGGCAACCTCGGTGCTATCGCCCGCATGAAGCCGGACATCCTGGACAAGTTCGACCAGGACCAGTGGGCCGACGTATACGCCGACATGCTCGGCGTGGACCCGTCGCTCATCATCGCCGACAAGGAAGTCGCGGTCCTGCGCGATGCGCGCAATCAGGCGATGGCCGCGAAGGAACAGGCTGCTGCGATGCAGCAGACCTCGCAGAGCGTCAAGAACATGGCGCAGGCACCGACTGGCAACCAGAACGCGCTGACCGACGTGATGTCGATGTTTAGCGGATACACTGGACAGATGTAAAGCGAAGCTCAATGCGTTGTGGAGACGCAAAGAGCTTCTGACCAAACCGCATGGGGAAATGCGTTCTCTTGGAAGATTTGACACGATGGACCTTGCGATAATCGCACGTCGTGTAGCAGAACAAAGTTACGGGTATGGCTCCCCGTCAGGGGTAGAGGTCTAAAATGGCGATGATCAGCATGAAGATCGAAGGAAACGGCGAATCCGAGGAGATGTACCCGGAGGAGCTGTGCATCGAACTCGAGGCAGAGCAGCTCGAGAAGCTCGGGATTTCCGCGGCCATGCGCCTGGGTACCACCGTGACGATCACCGCACGTGCTTACGTCAAGGAGACGAGCGCGACGATGGTTGAAGGTGGCGTCGAGCCGGCCGTTGAACTCCAGATCACCGACATGTCCATCGACGCCGGCGGCGGTATGGGCGCGGCGGCGACGATGCTTTATGGCGGCTAACAGTACCCGTAAGCATTAGCCACAGGGATACAGTCCCGCCGTGAGCAACTACGACCCCCTCGACCTGCGGGGCCAAGAGCGTGACCGAGCCAACAAAGAGCTTCGTGATCGCCTTGACCGACAGAACGAGGAGGCCGACGTGAAGTGGCTCATGTCTAGCAAGCGCGGCCGACGCATTGTGTGGCGGCTGCTGGACCAGGCGGGCGTGTTCCGAACTTCCTTCAACACCAACGCGATGTCGATGGCATTCGCGGAGGGTGGCAGGAACTACGGGCTACGGATGCTCGGCATGGTCCACGCGCTCTGCCCGGACCAGTATCCGGCAATGATGAAGGAACAGGCACACGATGAACGAACCAACGATGATGGAAACGGCTGAAACCAACACTACAGCCGCTCCCGCATCCGATGCTGCCGCAGTTGTTTCGGCGACGGCCGAGAAGCTATACGGTGGCGAGCAGAAGGCGACCACGACCCAGGGCCAGCAAGCCGCGGATGCGGCCGCTGCCGGCAAGGTTCCCGAAGCCAACGACGCCAAGGCCGCGGAGGCACCCGCCGACGCCAAGCCGACCGCGCCGGAAACCTACGAGTTCAAGGCACCGGAGGGTCGAGCGTTCGACTCCGAGGTCATTGCCGAATACTCAAAGGTGGCGAAGGAACTGAACCTGTCGCAGGAAGCCGCGCAGCGCGTCCTTGACACGGTCGGCCCCAAGCTGGCTGAACGTCAGGCGGCGCAGATCGAGGCAGTTCGCAACGGATGGTCCGACAGCAGCAAGGCCGACAAGGAGTTTGGCGGCGAGCGTCTGTCTGAAAATCTGTCCGTGGCGAAGAAGGCGCTCGATGCGTTCGGCACCACCGAACTCCGCAGCCTGCTCAACGAGTCCGGCCTCGGGAACCACCCGGAAGTGATCCGGTTCATGTTCCGCGCCGGAAAGGCGATCAGCGAGGACAGCATGGTCACGGGCACCAAGGGCGAGGCCAAGTCGGCCGGACCCCGCTCGTTCAATGACCTCGCCGACGCCATGTACTCCTCCAGCACCTAAACCTACGAAAGGTAAACCACAATGGCAGTTCTTTCCAGCACTAACCTGACGCTCGCCGACTGGGCGAAGCGCACTGATCCCGAGGGCCGCGTTCCGGTCGTCGCGGAACTCCTCTCGCAGTCGAACGAGATCCTCGAGGACTGCGTGTTCAAGGAGGGCAACCTGCCCACCGGCGAGCGCGTCGTCATCCGCACCGGCCTCCCGGCCGTGTACTGGCGCGCCCTCAACCAGGGCATCCCGAACAGCAAGAGCACGACTGCCCAGGTCGATGAAGCCTGCGGCATCCTCGAGGCTCGCAGCGAGGTCGATAAGGATCTCGCCATGCTGAACGGCAACACCTCGCAGTTCCGCCTGTCCGAAGACGTGGCCTTCCTTGAGGCCATGAACCAGACGCAGGCAACCACGATGTTCTATGGCAACCCCGCCATCGAGCCGAAGTCGTTCCTCGGCCTCGCGGCCCGTTACTCGGCGGCCCCTGGCTCGTCGGGCGTCGGCCAGAACATCATCGAAGGCGGCGGCACCAGCACCGACAACACCTCGGTGTACCTCGTTGTCTGGGGCGACAACACCGTCTACTGCCCGTTCCCGAAGGGTTCGACCGCTGGCCTCATGCACGAGGATCTCGGCGAGCAGACCGTGTATGACGGCAACAACCGTCTCCAGGCTTACGCCACCCGTTACCAGTGGAAGAACGGCCTGGTCGTGAAGGACTGGCGCTACGTTGTCCGCATCGCCAACATCGACGTGAGCGATCTCGTTGGTGCGACCGGAACGCAGGCCAATACCGCTGCGACCGATCTCGTGAAGCTCATGGCACGCGCCATGTACCGCATCCCGAACATGTCGATGGGCCGTGCCGCCTTCTACATGAACCGCACCGTCCACAGCGGACTTGCCGTGAAGGCAATGGATCGCAGCCAGAACGTTCTGGCCGTGAACCAGGGTCTGTCGCAGTTCGGTACCCCCTACTCGTGGCTGTCGTTCCTCGGCGTTCCGTGCCGCCGTGTCGATGCCCTCATCAACGCAGAAGCCCGCCTTACCTAATAGGTAAAGCAGAAAGGACACACAATGATTCTTGATAACTTCCTCCGTCTCGGCAGCACCGGGGCGATCACTTCCGCCGGCACGTACGTCAACGCGGATGTCGTTGACCTTCAGAGCAACACCGCCTACACCGCCACGGTGAGCGGCTCGCTCTACACGGTCGGCCAGGGCACCCAGAACCGTGACATCGGCGCTGGTACTGACCTGTACGTCGTGTTCACCGTCACGACCGCGCTCGCTGGCGGTACGAACGCAACGTTCCAGGTGGTTGCCTCTTCGTCCTCCACGCTTGCCTCCGGCAACATCGTGGTCGGCGAAATCGGCCCCATCGTGCTTGCGAACCTCACTCTCGGCCGTCAGGTCGCCGTCAAGATCAGCCAGCAGCAGATCGCGGCAGCCGGACTCCGTTACCTTGGCGCGCAGGTCGTGACCACTGGTACGCACACTGCTGGCGTCGTCAGCGCCGACATCGTGCTGGACATCCAGGACGGTCGTTCGGTGTACGCGTCCGGCTTCACGGTCGCCTGATAGGAGCTATCCATGCCGAAGGTCAAGGCCAAGATTCTCTGCTTCGTGGACAACGGGCTGCGCCAGCCCGGAGACGTGTTCGAGTACAAGGGACCGCGCAACCGCCACCTCGAGTACATCGAAGAGGTGGGCGCGGAAACCGAACCGACTGTTTCCGATGCACCGCAGCGCCGTCTCCGCAAGGGCAAGGTGGCCGAGTCCGCAGGCACGGAGTGAGCTTGTAACGAGTTAGTGAACAGGGAGGGGCGTCGGCGGGAAACCACGGCGCCCCTCCCTTCCTACGGGAGGAGCGAATAATTTGCCATCGGTCGTTGAAATTTGCAACCTCGCCCTCGCGCACCTCGGCGACGACGCCACCGTCGCAAGCATTGATCCGCCGGAGGGATCAGCACAGGCAGAGCACTGCGCCCGGTTCTACCCGGTTGCACGTGACATGCTTCTCCAGATGCATACGTGGTCGTTCGCATCGCGGCGCGTCAGCCTCGCGCAGGTGACGATGCCGTACACCATGTGGAAATACGCATACGCATGCCCTGGCGACATGATGACCGCCGTGGCTGTGCTGCCGCCCGAAGCAGAGAACGATTACACGGTGCGTGCGTATCCCGCCGACCGCTACGGTTTCGGATGGACGAACCCGCCCATCACGACCGCCGGCGTGTACGTGCCGCAGGAATACGTGATCGAGACGGACACGCTCGGGAACAAGATCATCTACACGAACCAGGAAACCGCACTCCTGCGCTATCAGGCGCTTGTGAGCGACCCGACCAAGTTCGACCCGCTGTTCACCATCGCATTGTCGTGGCAGCTCGCGTCGTTCCTTGCCGGCCCGGTCGTCAAGGGTGAGGAAGGCGCACGGCAGGGGCAGCGATGCCTGCAGATGGTCGCCATCTACCTCGGACAGGCACGCGCATCAGACGCAAGCCAGCGCGACGTGAAGCCCGGTCACATCACCTCTTGGATCTCTGGACGCTGACATGGCGCTTACCCGAACCTACACGCGGTCATTTGCTGGCGGCGAAGTGTCGCCGGAAATGTGGGGCCGGATTGATGACGTGAAGTTCCAAACTGGCGCAGCGAAGTTGCTCAACTTCATCGCGCTTCCGCAGGGGCCGGCAGAGAACCGACCAGGCACTGCATTCGTGCGCGAGGTGAAGGACAGCACGAAGCGCACGCGCCTGCTTCCGTTCACGTTTAGCACCACGCAGACGCTGGTACTTGAGCTTGGCGCGGGGTACTTCCGGTTCCACACGCAGGGCGCGACGCTTGGGCCTGGTACGCCAGCGGCTTATTCAACGACAAAGACCATTACTGCCGTCAATACCGGGACGGAGACGTTTACCAGCAACGCGCACGGATACGCAAACGGAACGCCAGTGCAGGTGTCGGCGACAACCACGTTGCCCGCACCGCTTGTAGCCGCTACCACGTACTACGTTATCAATGCTGCGGCAAATACTTACCAGTTGTCTCTTACCGAGACCGGGTCTGCAATCGACATCACGACTGCCGGCAGCGGAACGATCACATCCAACCAGGTCTATGCGGTCGGAGCACTCGTTTCGTCTGGAGGCGTGAACTACTACTGCATTCTTCAGGCAGTCAATCAGACGCCTCCGAACGCAACGTACTGGTATCCGCTGCCAGCGGGGATCTACGAGATCCCGAATCCATACGCCGAGGCCGACCTGTTCGACATCCACTACGTGCAGTCGGCCGACGTGCTGACGCTCGTACACCCGAACTATGCGCCGCGTGAGCTGCGCCGGCTGGGGGCGACCACGTGGACGCTGACCACCATTTCATTTGCTTCGACCGTCACTTCGCCTACTGGGTTGAGCGTGACCGCCAACCGCGGTGAAGCACTTGACCTCATCGGATTCACGTCCGCGAATCCAGGTGTCGCGCATACGACCGCGCCGCATGGATTGTCGGTTGGTGACCCGATCTACCTTGATGGAGGAACGTGGACAAATCCGTTCCCTGATGATTACTACATCGTTTCTCACATAAGTGCCGGAGACAAGTTCCGCGTCCGCACATACAGCAGCGGAATCGAACTTGATACGACATCCTATGGAACGTGGTCGAGCGGCGGATACGTGCAGTTTGGCGACAAGTCGCTGGACTTCACTAGTTACTACGTCGTCACTACAATCGCTCCGAACGGAATCGACGAGAGTGCGCCAAGCGCAGCTGCAACCGCGAACAACAACCTCAACGCGCAGGGATCGAGCAACACGATCTCGTGGTCGGCCGTGTCTGGCGCTGCTCGCTACAACATCTACAAGCGTCAGAATGGACTGTATGGCCTGATCGGGCAGACCGACCTGACGACGTTCACCGACAACAACATCGGTCCCGATCTCGGAATCACGCCGCCAATCGTCGATACCGTATTCGCGTCAAGCGGAAACTACCCTGGCGCAGTCAGTTACTTCGAGCAGCGCCGCGTGTTCGCAGGCACGACCAATGCGCCGCAGACGCTGTGGATGACGCGCACTGGAACGGAGAGTGACATCTCCTACCACATCCCGCTTCTTGACACCGACCGCATTGCATTTCGTGTCGCTGCCCGCGAAGCCAACACGATCCGCCACCTCGTCCCGCTGACGCAGCTTCTCGCGCTGACGAGCGCCGCCGAGTGGCGCGTCAGCCCTGTGAACAGCGACGTGATCTCGCCGACCACCATCTCGGTGCGTCCGCAGTCATACGTCGGTGCAAACAACGTGCAGCCGTCCATCGTGAACAACACGGTGGTGTATTGCTCTGCGCGTGACGGCCACGTGCGTGAGCTTGGCTATTCCTGGCAGGCAAGCGGGTTCGTGACTGGCGACCTGTCGATCAGGTCCACGCATCTGTTCGACAACTTCGACATCACTGACATGTGCTACAGCAAGGCTCCGCAGCCGCTGCTGTGGTTTATCTCGAGCACGGGAAGCATGCTCGGGCTGACATACATCCCGGAGCAGCAGATCGGCGCATGGCACCAGCACGAAACGGATGGCGACTTTGAGACGTGCGCTGCCGTTGCCGAGGGTGCCGAGGACCGCCTGTACGTCATTGTCAAGCGAACCATCGGCGGGGTGACGAAGCGGTATGTCGAACGGTTCGCTAGCCGGCAGATCGGCGACATCGAAGACTGCTTCTTCGTGGATAGCGGCCTGACCTACGACGGCACGAACACGACTGCGACCACGGTGACGGTGACTGGCGGCACGACCTGGGGTCCGGCCGACGTGCTGACGATCACGGCGAGCAGTGCCATCTTCCAGGCACCTCCGACTACCACGGACGTTGGCGACGCCATCGTCCTGACCGACGCGAACGGGAATACGTACCGCCTGACGATCCTGTCCACGACCTCCACCACGGTGGCGACGGCACGGACTGATCTTGTGCTGCCCGTGGCCTTGCGTGGCGTGGCGACGGCCGTATGGTCGTTCGCACGTGACACGGTGACTGGCCTGACGCACCTCGATGGCAAGACCGTCAGCATCCTTGCGGACGGTGCCGTGATGCCGCAGGTGACGGTGACGGGCGGGGTGGCCGTGTTGCAGCGTGCAAGCACAATCGTGCATGTGGGCCTCCCCTACGTCAGCGACCTTGAGACGCTCCCGATGGCACTCCAAATGGAGGCGTTCGGCCAGGGGCGTGCAAAGAACGTCAACGAGGCATTCCTGCGCGTGTACCGCTCAAGCGGAATCTTTGTCGGCCCGAACGCCGACAACCTCGTTGAGGCCAAGCAACGCACCACGGAGCCATACGGTTCGCCGCCCGCGCTCAAGACGGACGAAATCAGTGTCAAGCTCACGCCGACGTGGCAGCAGGCGGGGCGCATCTATGTGCGTCAGTCTGACCCACTTCCTCTCACCATCGTCGGATTGACCCTTGAAGTGAGCATCGGAGGCTAACATGAGCCAAGCGCCATATTATTTGCAAACGATGGAAGTGCCGTTCGGGACGAAATTTCCGTCTCCTTCGCAAATGACTTCCCCGATGGCTCCGAATAATGGATCGCAATTCCCAGCGTGGTATGGCACGGGAGAATTGTTGAAGGCAACGCCATCCGGTCCCGGATTTGCGTCGCAGTTCGCGGAAGCCATGACGGTTGCCGGCCCCATTGCGGGGATCTTCGGTTCGATCACGGGCGCCATCGGTTCGTTCTACGCGGCACAAAGCCAACAGAACCAACTCAAGATGCAGGCCCAGAACCAGCGGTTCGCGGCCGAGATGGGCCGAATCAACCAGCGCTCCGCTGAGTTCACGGCGGGGCAGATTGGCCGCGAGGGCGCGGCTCGATTCGGGCAGTATTCCATGCGCGCTGGACAGGCGCGTGCAAGCGCGCAGGCAGCACTTGCTTCACGCGGTGCCGTCCTGGGCGCTGGCAGCGCCAAGGAAATCATCGGCAGCATGGACCTCGTCAAAGAAATCGACCGCCTGAACATCAACGCGTCCACGGTGCGCGAGCAGGAGGCCGCAAGGTTGCGGGCCTTCAACATCGGAGTCGGTGCCACGATGGCCGACATTTCCGCGCAGAACCTCCAGTCCACCGCCAACACGATCTATCCCGGCCTCGCGCTCGGGACGAGTCTTCTTGGCAGCGCCACCGACATCGCCACCACCTGGGCGCGCAACCGCCGCATCGAGGAGTTGCTCGAGGGCGTCTCCACGCAGAGGATCTGACCCATGCCGACCGTACCCACCAGCTTCATCCCGCAGGTCGCCCCGCAGGGGGCCGGCGACATCGGCGACTTCGCCGCCCCTGGTATCGCCCCCGCTGAAAACCTGGCAGCGCCGCAGGTCGCACGGTTTGGTCAGCAGCTCACGCAGACGGGCATGGCGGCCTTCCGGCTCGGCTCGGCGATCCAAGACGGTATCGACGAGGCGAAGACCAAGGAAGCCGACGTAGCGGCCGGCAGGGGCATGCAGGCGGTGGCCGATAAGTATTCGTCCATGATCGGCAAGGATGCCGAGGTGAACTACGACGCCATGCAGGCCGAACTTTCCCAGGCGGGGCAGTCGGCGATGGGGATGCTCGACAACGACGTGCAGCGTCGGATGCTCTCCCCGATCCTTGCGCGGAACATGGGCATCTTCCAGAGCCGCATGGGCCAGCACCGCGTGCAGCAGCTGCGCGTCTACCAGACGAACGAGTCCACGGCCCGCGCCGAATTGAGCGCGGACCAAGCCATCCAGGCGTACTCGCAGCGCAATCTGAAGGACGCCGAAGGTCGCCCGGTCGGCCTGATTCAGTATGCGGCCACCGCAGATACAGCCATTGATGAGATCCGCAAGGCCGGCCAGCTCATGGGCTACGCGCCGGACTCGGCGCAGATGAAGCAGCTCGAGCAGAAGGTATACGACCGGATGGCGGTCGGGATCGTAAATGGTCTGATGGCCGAGAAGAACTACGCAGGTGCCAGCGAGTTCCTGTCCGACTCCGCGACCGTGGATAGCCTCGACGCAAAAACTCGCCAGGCGCTCGCGGATTCCGTTGATGCAAACCGTCAGCGGTCGGTGGTTGGCGAACTGGCAGCGAGCATCAAGGACACGGGGCTTCTGATGTCCAAGAGCGACCCGGACACCTACTGGCAGCAGAAGGACGGCCCGGTCGAGCCGCCGACGACCTTGCGCGAAGCGTTGGTTCTGACTGATCAGATTGCGGATGACCAGACTCGCAAGTTTGTCCAGGCCGAATTGCGGACGCAGTTCGCGCAGGATGACGCCCTGATTGAGCAGGAATACCGCACGCTGATTGACAACACGGAGCAGTTCCTCGCCGTGCCTGGGAACAGCCTCGCCGATATGCCAGCAGATCAGTTCGGCCGCCTCCGGCCCGTTGACCGAGCCAAGTACATGGCAGGCCAGCGGCAGCAGGACGAGATGACGGTGATGGAGCAGGTCGCACGTAACCCGGCGCTTGTCGCCGAGGGCGACTGGCTCGAGCGCAACCGCAACAAGATGACGCATTCGACTTTCGTCAAGTTGATGTCGGATCGCGCCAAGCCTGAGAAGATAATCGAGGCACAGGTTGACGCGGACGACATCAACCGCCTGCTAGTGGACTTCGGCATGGACAGATACGTCAGCGCTAAATCAGGCACAAAGGACCAGCAAGCAAGCCTCATCTTCCGAAACAATATCACGCAGATGATTGAAGTTCGTCAGCGCGAGCGCGGCGGGAAGATCAGCCCAGACGAGAAACGCGAAATCATCCGCAAGGCCATTGTGGACGAGGCATACGTTTCCATCGCATGGGCTAGCGATCGCAGAATGCCTGTCTCCATGATGACTCAGGAAGAACTAGGAAAGGCGTACTACGATATTGGCAACCAAGAGATTCCAATTGTGCAATACCGCGCAGCTGAGCAGCAACTCATGCGCGCTGGAATTGCTACGCCGACCGAATCGCAGATCCTTGAATACTGGACCCGAAAGGGCAAGCCGAAGTGATTGAGCCGAACATCAACGAGCGCATGGCGCGTTTCGCGCCTTCGCAAACGCAAGATGACGTTGATCCGATTGCATCGGATATTGCATCTCGCTCCGCTGTTGCGACTTCGCAGCCAACGATGGAGATGCCAGACATTGATCCCATCGCTCGCCAAATCGCCGAGAACGACCGCGAATCGCTCAATGCCGCCGTGCTTGGTGCCAGAACCGTCAACCCAGACGAGGCCGCACGCGCCATCCAAGTGGGAAGGAAGGTCGGTGTCCCTGCGGAAGTTGCGCGTGCGGATATGCAGCGGGCTGAGCAGCAGGCATACCTATCCGACCTGCGCTCAATGGACTTTCTCCGCACCGATCCGGTCATGGCGAACTTCCTTGCCAACAAACAGTTCGCGGAGACAGCGCACGATGATATTGGCGTCCTCTCCATGCTTCAGCCGCTGGTGCTCGAGGCCGCGATGCTTCAGACCCAAGGCGGATTGTTCCGCGTGGTCGGCGCTGGTTACGAGCGCGGGGCAATTGTGTCCGAGCGCGGCGATATCGGTGCGAAGGCGATGGCAGGGTTCGCTGAACCTGGCGATTTCGACCGTGCCAAAGAACTCACGCAGCGCATGCAGGCGCTCGGCCAGCAGGGTATGGTTGGTGCAGCGGCCGAGATGATCGCGCAGAACGTCAGCCAGCTCCGCACTATCGGCACGGCGACTGTTGGCGGCGCTGCTCTCGGCAGCTTGGCAGGTCCGGCGGGCACCGTGGCTGGTGGCGCACTTGGCGCAACGGCAGGTGTTATGGCTGGAACCGGAACGATGGAGGCCGGAAACCTGTACCTCGACATGCGCGAGCAGGGAGTGTCCGATGACGCGGCTATCCCGGCTGCTGTCGCCGGCGGTTTCCTGAACGGCCTGATCGAAGTGGTCGGCATGAAGATCGCGTCCGCTCCGTTCAAGGCGCTCGCATCCAAGGTGATCCGCGAAGAAGTGTCCAAGGCCATCGCGCAGCCGACTATGCGCTCGGCGCTCGTCGCTGCCGGCAAGGCGTACGGCCTCCAGGTCGGAGGCGAAGCGGCCGAGGAGGGATTGCAGGAAATCGTCGCCATCGCGTCCGAGGAGATCGCCAAGGCGGCGGATGGGATCGACAGCGAAACAAGCCTGCGCGATGCCACGGGCCGCGTCATTGAGGCGTTTGCATACGGCGGCATGGCGTCTGCCCTGCTTGGCGGCATCGGCCCCGGCGCGAACCTCATTGTTGACCTGCGCCGCGCCAGCGCCACGCAACGGCAGCAGGACTTCTTCAACGGCCTCGCCGAGAACCGCAAGGAAAGCAAACTTGCCCAGCGAAACCCGCAGGGATACGAGCGTTTCCTCGCCGCACAGGCCCAGGACACGCCGGCAGAGACGATCTACGTAGACGCGGCCACCGCCCGTGACGTGCTCGCGCAGAGCGGCACCACGACGGCGCAGCTCGAGGAACTCCTCCCCGGCATCCGCGAACGTCTGGAACAGGCCGTGGAGACGGGCGGCGACGTGACCATTCCGACCTCGCAGTTCGGCGCTAGGCTCGCCAACACGGAACTCGGGAACGCGCTGCTGCCGCACATGCGCTTGTCGCCGGACGCGATGAGCGCGACCGAAGCGCAGGCTTTCGAGGCTGAGCGGCAGGCGGTTGTAGAGGAGGCGCGCACAATTCTTGCAGCGAAGCAGGAAGCCGACGCGGCGTTCGTCGCCGAGGCGCAGCAGGTCGAAGACGAGGCGTTCGAGCAGGTCCGTGCGGTCGGCCAGTTCACCGACATTGAGGCGCGGACGATTGCCAAACTGCGCCAGGCGATGGTGGTCGTGGACGCGGCCGAGGCCGGGATGACGCCGGCGCAGTACCAGCGCGAGCGCGGCGTGCCGTTGCAGGTGCGCGGCGTGCAGGGAGAGATTGCGCCCGTCGCTCCGCTCGAGCAGGCAGACCAGTTCGACCAAGCTGGACAGCGCAGGACAACTACCGCTCAATGGAGGAAATGGTTTCAGCAAAGCAAGGTTGTTGATAAAAATGGAGAACCAATTCGGCTATACCGTGGAGATGCTGAACCAAATGCAACTCCGCGAATTGTCAACAGCGGAGGAATTTTCCTTACTCCATATAGGCCGCTAGCCGAAACTTACGGGGAAAATGTGATGGAGGTATACGCCTCCATTCAAAATCCATTGGATGTGTCACGGGTCAAAATGAAGACCTTGAAGCAATGGAAAAAGTATTTGGCAGATAAGGGAGTTGATGTTTCGCAGTTGCAGTTTGACAGTTCGCTTGGAAATTTTTACTACGAGCCCGGTGTTGACGGCTTGGCTGGCTATAGCGAATTTCCCGACACGCCAATCTTCTATTCCTTCTACGAATTGCTTGGTGAAAACGACAGATGGGCAAGCAATGGCAATTTGCGCCAAGAGTTGCAGCGTCAAGGATTTGACGGTGTCAAATCTCAACCTGAATACTCTGAAGGCGCTCCTGAACAAGGTGCTGATGTTTGGATTGTTTGGGATGGAAATCAAATCAAGGATGTCAACAACGAACGACCGTCGCTGACAAGCGGAAACATATTTAATCAGGCCGCCATCTCTCGCATAGACGCCGACTACCTCGCGGCGGTTGAGCGCGGCGACATGGCGACGGCGCAGCGCATGGTGGACGAGGCTGCGATGGCAAGTGGATACACAATTCCCGTGTACCACTTCACAAAGTCGGAACAGCCATTCACATCGTTTGATATCGAGCGAATGCAGAGTGGACCCGGCATTTGGCTGACCAGCTCACCGGAAGGCTGGTATGGCCGTCGCATGGATCTTTACCTGAATCCAGGCAAGATCGAGAACGTGAAGTCGCAATTCGATCCGACTTGGAACGAAGGCGAGTTGAGCATCGAGGGAATCATCGACGGTGATTTGGAAACGATTTCGCAGCAGAACATCAATACGCTCCGAAACACCGAAGACTACAGATCGACGTTCTATGTAGCCACCCGCCCGGAACAAGTCAAGTCTGCCGACCCCGTTACCTACGACGAGCAAGGCAACATCGTCCCGCTGTCGCGCCGCTTCGACATCACCAGCCCGAAGCTGTTTGAGCAGGCGGCTGCTGGTCCGGCCCGCGGCGGATTCGACCCGCGAACTCTGAACGTCCTCATCGGCAAGGGCGGCGACGTATCGACGCTTGCGCACGAGTTGATCCACCTACGCATCGCCGAGTACCTCCGCATGGCGCGAAGCGCCACGCCGCCGGCGCGTGTGATGGACGACCTCGACACGTTGTTCGTGTTCATGGGCGTGGAAGGGGCCACGCCCCAGGAGCGCCTGGACAACTACGAGACGATGACCATCGACCAGCGCAGGCCGCTGGAGGAAAAGGTCACCTACAACTTCGAGATCTACCTGTACGAAGGCAAGGCTCCAAGCGTGGAGCTGCGCGGCGTGTTCGACCGTCTCGCAGCGTGGATGCGCCGCGTGTATAAGTCGATTCGTGACGATCTGAACGCGATTTACCGCCGCGAGTTCGGCACCGATCTCCCGATTCTGACCCCCGAGGTGCGCTCCGTGTTCGACCGCATGCTCGCGTCCGAAGAGCAGATCAAGCGGCAGGAAGCCATCAGTGGCATGAAGGGTCTGTTCCAGACGCAGGCCGAGAGCGGCATGGGAGACGCCGAGTGGGCCGCGTACCAAGCCATGCAGCAGGAGGCTACGGACGCCGCCGTCACCGACCTGAACACCGCCAGCATGCGGCAGCTTCAGTGGCTCGGGAACGCACGCGCCCGCATCCTGCGCGACCTTCAGAAGAAGCACGAAGCCAAGCGCAAGGAAGTCACCGCCGAGGTTGCCGCTACCGTCAAGGTGGAACCCGTGTACCGGGCCATGACCTACCTGCGCTACGGTCGGTTCGTGGATATGGACGGTGCCGAGGTGGAGGTTGAGGGCACGCACCGCCTGGACATCGAGAAGGTCCGCGCCATGTACGCCGGCATGCCGTCGGCTGAAAGCGTCGAGCCGATCCGCGCCACGGGGATGGCCGTGCCTGCGAACGTGCGCCCGGACATCACCCCGCTCGGGACGGGCAAGTATGGGATGCTTGGGAAGGATGGGCTGGACCCCGATGTTGTCGCCGAGACGTTCGGCTACGGCAGCGGCGACGAAATGGTCCGCGCCCTGCTCGCCGCCAAGCCCATGAAGGAAGCAGTTGCCGAGCGCACAGACGCCGAGATGCTTCGGCGGTTCGGTGACATGAACACACCCGCCGCTCTCGAGGCCGAGGTGCAAAAGGCGCTTCACAACGAGGCTCGCGCTCGAATGGTGGCCGTACAGTTGCGGTTCGTGTCCAAGGCTCAGACGCCCGTGCGCGTGATGCTTGATGCAGCGAAGCAGGTCGCAGCCGATCTGATTTCAAGCATGACCGTCCGCGACGTTCGCCCAAACGACTTCGTGGCTGCCGAGGCGCGTGCTGCCAAGGATTCTGAGTACCTGGTCAAGTACGAGGCGCAGCCGCGTATCAGCGGTCGTGCCGAATACGACCGCGTCCGTCTCGCGGCGCTGGCTGCCGGAAGCAATGAGGAGGACGCCAATACCGCCGCCACGGCAGCACAGGAGGCGTTGGTTGCGGCGCAGACGGAGGCCCGGTCGCAGGAATTCCGTGAGCGGTTTGGGCCGACCACGCCACAACAGGCGCTGATCCGCGCCCAGCGTGCACAGCTCTATCAGAACCAGCTCGCCGCCGAGGCGCTGCGGGTCAAGGAATACGTGGACAAGCAGGTCAAGTACCTGCGCGGCGTGCTGCGAGACAGCAACGTCAAGCGCATGGGCGCCGCCGCGGCTGACCAGATTGCCGGCCTGCTCGAGCGGTTCGAGGTGGCCCAGGTCAGCCTAAAGCGTCTTGACGAGCGCCGCACGATGGCGAAGTACCTCGCCGATCTTGAGGCTGCCGGCGTGGTGCCGGACATTGCCGAGGAGATTGCAGACGAGGCACGCCGCGTCAACTACAAAGAACTGAAGGTCAGCGAGTTCCGCGACCTGGTGGACGCCGTCCGTCAGATCGAGCACATCGGCAAGAACGAGCAGAAGATGCGTCTGGCCGAGGAGCGTGCCGCGTTCGAGGAAGTGCGCGACGAGATTGTCACCCGCATCCGTGCGGTCGGCAAGGTGCGCGAACTCCAGATCGACCCTCGAACGCCCCTGACCGGGATCGGCCGCACGGCGGCGTTCCTGCGCGGGTTCGCTGCTCAGCACCTGAAGGCAGCGTCCATCGCCCGCATCCTTGACGGCGGCAAGGAGGATGGACCGCTCTGGAACACCATCATCCGCACGGCGAACGACGCCTCCGACATGGAGACCCGCATGCGGGCCGAGGCGTCCCTGAAGCTCGCAGAGATCCTGAAGCCCGTGTTCGCGCTCGGCAACATGGGTGGTAAGGGGATGTTCTTCCCGTCCATCGGTCGCAGCCTGAACCGCGAAGCGCGGATTTCCATTGCCCTGAATCTCGGCAACGACGGCAACCGCCAGCGTCTCCTCGACGGCGAAGGCTGGACGATGGAGAAGCTGCAGCCCGTCCTCGAGAGCCTGACCGAGGCCGAATGGATGGCCGTGCAGCAGGTGTGGGATTTCATCGACGGATACCGCCCGGAGATCGCCGCCAAGGAACGCCGGCTGTATGGCAAGGAGCCGACCTGGGTGACGCCCGTGCCGTTCACCGTCCGCACGTCTGACGGCAAGGAGGTCGCCCTCCAGGGCGGCTACTACCCGGTCAAGTACGACCCGGTGGCATCCGACCGGGTGGCGACCGTGGACGCGGCCGAGGACGCCAAGCGCGAACTACAGGGCGCTTATACGGCAGCCACCACTCGGCGGTCGTTCGTCAAGGCACGTGCCAAGGAGGTCCGTGACAGGCCGCTCCTGTACACGCTCGACGCCGCGTTCAGCGGGGTGAACGACGTGATTCACGATCTGTCGTGGCACGAGTGGCTTATCTCCACGAACCGTCTGCTGAGGGACACGCAGTTCGCCAACGCTGTCCGCGAGACGCGTGGGCCGGAGTTCCTGAAGCAGCTGCGCGACTGGTCAAAGGACAACGCGACCGGGGCGCGGGGCCAGCAGGTTGCCGGCGAGTCGGTTCTGTCCTGGCTGCGGCAAGGCATCAGCGCCTCGGGCCTCGGGTTCAACGTAGTGAGCGCGGCCATGCAGGTCACTGGCTTCAACCAGAGCATCGTCCGCATCGGTGCCAAGTACGTTGGGCAGGGCATCGTGCAGTTCTCGACGAGTCCGTTTGAGTCGTCCAAGATGGTGGCCGAGAAGAGTTCGTTCATGGCCGAGCGCGGCCGCACGCAGTTCCGCGAGATCAACGAGATCAAGAACCGTGTACGCGGGCAGACAGAGGTGGCCCGCCGAGTGACGGCCGGCACCTACTTCCTGATGATGAATATGCAGCGGTCGGTGGATATCCCGACCTGGCTTGGCGCGTACCAGAAGGCGCTCGACGCCGGGAAGGACGATGCCAGGGCTGTGGCGCTCGCCGACCAGGCGGTGCGCGACTCGCAGGGCAGCGGCCTTGTCTCGGACCTGGCAGCCGTGGAGCGCGGCGGGCCAGCCATGAAGCTGTTCACGGTGTTCTATTCGTACATGAATACCGTCTACAACATGACCGCCGTGCAGACGATGACGGCCCGCAGCAAGGGCAAGTTGGCCGCCGACTATGCCATGTTGCTGGTGGTCCCGGTCGTGCTCGGCTACGCCATCAAGAGCGTAATCCAGCCCGACGCCGGCGAGGACGAACTTGATCCCGAGGCTCTCGCCCGCAAACTTGCCGCCGAGGAACTGTCGTACCTGATGGGCACGATGGTCATCGTCCGTGAGTTTGGTGGGGCCGCACAGCTTGTGACGGGCGCCGAGGGCGCTCGCATGGGCTACGGTGGTCCTGCCGGCCTGCGGGCGGTCGGCGAGGTCTACGGGCTTGCCACGCAGGCGGGCCAGCTCGAGTTCGACCGCGCCTTCCGCAGAGCGGCCATCAACACGCTCGGCGCGTTCACGGGCTTGCCGAGCGCCCAGGTCAACCGCACCATCGACGGCATCGAGGCGTTGGTGGAGGGGGAAGTCACTGGACCTACCGCCGTGCTCGCGCCGCTGACTGGCGTGCAGCGTTGATTACCGTACCCGTAACCGTACCCATGATCCGTAGCCTCCGATACGCCGAGGAACACCAGAGATGACGATTAGCAGCACTACACGCATCGCCGGCCCGTTCTTGAGCGGCACGGCACTCCCCTACACTTTCAAAGTGTTTGCGGCCGCCGACCTCAGTGTCGTGCGCCTGGACACTTCAACGGGCGTTGAAACTTCGCTTGTTCTCAATAGCGACTATACGGTCGCGTTGAACGGCAACCAGAACACGAACCCTGGCGGCACGGTGAACCTGACGGTGGCTGCCTCGGCGACGAGCACGGTCACGATCACGTCGGACATCGCCAACCTTCAGCCGACCGACCTGACAAACCAGGGCGGGTTCTACCCCGAGGTCATCACGGACTCGCTGGATCGGGCCACGATCCAGATCCAGCAGATGTCTGAGGACATTGGCCGCAGCCTGAAGGGTCCGATTTCTGACGGCAACCTGAACATGGAGCTGCCGACGGCGGCGGTCCGTGCTAGCAAATACTTGGTTTTCGATGCCAACGGGTTGCCGATTCCATCAGCAGGTAGCGGGACTGATAGTGCGCTCCGTACTGACTTGGCAAATACTGGAGTCACGACAGCAGGTGCCGGACTTGTCGGATTCCGAACTGCCGATGCAACATCGGTTGGACGGACGGTCCTGGACAAGCTCCGCGATGTCGTGAGCGTCAAGGATTTCGGCGCGGTAGGTGATGGAACGACGGATGACACGGTTGCAATCAATGCGGCATTGGCAGCACATGCATCGGTGTACTTGCCAGTTGGAACCTACCGAACGACCGCACCAATCACGCTAAACGCAAACAACATCCTGTTTGGCGCGGGAGTCACATCTGTCATCAAGAACACGACGGCATCTTCCGTAATTCGTTCCGTGACTCCAACTGGAGCGCGCATCTACCACGTTGGTGGCGGAAACTTCAAGATTGAGGGTAACACCTCCGGCATAGTTGCTGGCAGTGTTGGCCTTGACATGCAGAACGTGACTTACGCAAGTTGGACTGACGTGTGGATCAATTACGTTGAAACCGGCATTCGGCATGGCAACGGATATGCGTCCTTCTACAACGATTATTTCACTTGCACAATCACATCGTGCACAACAGGCGTAGACAACTCAACGCTTGGAAACGAAAATCGTTTTACGGCTTTGAGAATTGACGCCGTCACTGGAACCAAGGACCAGGACAACACTTCAAATACCTACCTTGCATGTGCTGTTGAACAGTTTTCCACGGGACATCAAATAACTGGATCAACCGCGCAATCAATTCGGTTTATTGGAAGCAGGCTTGAATCGACTGTTGGTGGAGCCGTTGGTATTTCGATCAATGCGGCAGCGCAACAGACCCAAATCATTTCGCCTTTCTTTTCGTCGCTTGCAACCAACATTTCTGACGCTGGATCAAGTGGAGCAACCGTGCTGTATTCAGACGGGTTCCAGTTGAACTCTGGAACAACTGCACAGCAGCACGTGGTTTCCAAGGTCGTGAAATCAATCAGTTCACTTCCGGCTTCAACGTCAAGGCAAGAATCGTTTACAGTTTCGTCACTTGGCGGCGGTTTGGCTAACCGCGACATTGTCACATTTACTGCACCACTTTCGTGGCCAGCAAGTGTTGTAGCAGGGCCAGTCATAAATGGCGGTGCTGGATTGGTGTATGTGACGCTGTACAACACAAGCGCGTCAACGGCAGCGACATTTACTGCTGGTGAAACGTATCTATTTGATTCATGGAGATACGCATGACCTCCACCCACCACGAAGAACTGTTCCTCGCCATCGGCCGCCTGGAAGGCAAGGTTGATTCCTTGCTCGCCATGCAGAGCCACCAGCAGGATCAGCTCAAGGAGCATGACTCGCGCATCCGCTCGCTCGAGCATTCACGTGGCTACATGCTTGGAACCGCAGCCGCCATTGGCGCGAGCATGAGCCTTGTATCCAACTACCTCATCCGCGCATTCACCTAAGGAACCACATGCCTACCGACATCATCATCGCCACGGACAAGCCGAAGTATCAATCAAGCGGATTGGTTGCCGCAACATCTGGATCGGCCTATACGGCGATTTCTCCGACAACCACGACGCCAACCACAAGCGGACAAAATTTCCTCGTCCCATCAAATCTTGGCGACAAGCCAAGTCTGTTGCGGGTGATGCCATTTTCCAGCGTGAACAACGCAACGGCTGTCGGAATGCGCGTGGTTGGCTGGACATCGGCATCCGTGCCGGTTGAATACACGAATTTGCTGACGTATAGCCAGGAGTTCGACAACGCTGCATGGATCAAATCCAACCTTGCGGTTACTGGTGGTTCAATCAATGCCGTTACTGCGCCCGATGGCACGCTCACCGCTGACAATGCGTTGGAAACGGGAGCAACCGTAAACCACTACATTGGACAAAATACCGGATCGCCAGGAACAGCCACGACGATTCGCACGTTCTCGGTGTTTGTGAAGGGTGGTCTCGGTCGCGACCATGTGTCGGTTTGTGCCGGCAATGGTTCTAGTGGGCCTTATTACACAATCACTGTCAATCTGAACACCGGAGCGGTCACCCAGGCAGATCTTGTCAATACTGGTACCTGGTTCACCACCACGCCGAGCAATACCGTTACGAGTGTCGGAAACGGCTGGTATCGCATCACGATCACGAGCCGTCTTACGCAGTATTACCTCATCAGCCCACAAAGCACGGCAACCCCGACAAGTGGATCGAATTGGGGTCTTGGGTCATATGCCAGCGATGTGACAAAGGGCGTTTCATTGTGGGGTGGGCAACTTGAGAATGGAAGCACCGTTTCTCCGTATGCGGCTACGACGACAGCGGCAGTCGTTGCGGTCAACAATACGGTTCCACCTGTACAAATGTGGCTTCCGACGATCATTGGCGAGTTCGATCTTACGTACTCAACCGGGACAGTCCCAAATGCGACGACCGGCGGAAATAACTACTACTTGTTTTCTAGTGCGTCACAGGTTGGAATCAGCCCGGACGCCTCCATGTATCGACCGGCCGTATCTACAGCAACCAGAACAGAACCAGCATCCGTCATGGTTGATCCGGTTGGCTCACAATTGATCCAGCTTCAATTCAAGGCAGACAGCGGAACAATGGGCGCATACTGGTACATGATCTAATGAGAAACAGACTGTCCAAAACTCCACGCAGGTTTCGCAGACCAGGAATAGAGGATTATTCAACTGGTAGTGTGACCTATTACGCGCCGAATCATGCAAACCTGACGGTCAGCGACTATTCAACGATCAGCATTCAGGATGCAACGCGGCTGCGGTTTTCCCGACCGATCACGGACGGCAATGGATTTCAGAATGCTGCCCCGGCGGCAAGGGCCAGTTTCGTCACGACATCGACGCGGCTGATCCTGACCGTTGAATACAACGGATTGGTTACTAGATCGGAAAATGCCGCAAATGTTCGTGACTTGTTCAGCGTTGGTTCCGTTACTAGTAATGGCACGGAGATTGGAACTTTTAGGTGGCCGAATCTGATGACCGATGTTGGTGTTGTCCAGGCGGTATTTGCTCTGCCGAGCGGCAGCAAAACCGTGAGCATCGTTTGGCCGTATTGGATCGGAATGGATCTATTGCAGATCGGGCTAGACAAAGGTTCAACATTCACGGCGGCGACTAGGCCAACAACGAAACTAGCTCTCTGCGGCGACTCAATTACGCAAGGGGCAACGGTTTCAAAGATTACCGCCGGATGGGGGTATCAACTCGCGCAGTTGAAGAACTGGCAGGTCATCAACTACGCCAATGGAGGCGCGGTTGCGAACGCGGCCCATGCAACCACGGCGCTGACTGGATCAGGAGCGAGCCGCGTGTTCTACATGATCGGATACAACAATTTCGTGGCGCAAACCGCAACGGCGACATTCCAGGCCGACGTGGAGGGTTGGATCACGAATGCGCGAGCTGCATTGCCATCGGCAGCAATCTACGTGGCCTCGCCCATTTACTCGCCAAACACGAACACAATCACGCTGGCACAGTATCGAACCGCAGTTCAGAATGCAGAAACCGCGGTAGGTGATGCCAACACGTTCTACATCGATGGTCTGGCAATGATGACCAACAACAACAACAGACTGTACGAGGGTGCAAGTGGCGTTCACCCGAACGATCTTGGAGCCGGTGAGATTGCCACATATCTATCAACGGCCATAACGTGAGAATCCTGCTCGCGGTGCTGCTCCTGGCCGGGTGCAACCCGGTCGCACGGATCTCGGCGAACGCGACCGCCATCCGCAACGAGGCCGGCGCGCTCATCGACCACGGGAACGCCACGGGCGACCAGGTGGTGGTGCAGGGCGCAACCCGCATCGACGCGGCCGCTGCCGCCATCCACGGCGACATCCCGTCCGTACAGGCGGTCACGCCGGCGTGGCTATCCACCCTCCAATGGTGGGGCATCGCGGTGGCGGTCGCTGGCATCGCGTTCCTAGCCTGGAATTCTGGAATTGGGACGTTCGTCCGCATCGCCATCGGCTGGCTTCCTCGGCGAAAGGTGGCTGCCGCCGAGCTTGCAGTCGATACACTTGATGAATCCCGTCCCGAGGGGGACAGGGAACTCGTCACGCTGCTCCGGGCGGACCCGGAGTTTGACGCGGCGTTCAAACGCGCCAAGGGGCGCAGAAAGAAACAGACATGATTCTCGCCGACTTTTTGGGTACGACCTGGTTCATCGCTCTCGTGGCTGTGATCGGCATCCTTGCCGGCGCTTGGCTGCACAAGAAGTTCGGGCACAAGCTCCACTGACCAGCCCTGTGGCGTTCGCGCCTACGGCACTGCGAGCGGGCGTGGCCTACGGGCTGCGCCCGCTGTGCCAAATGAAAACCCCCGCCCTTGGCTCCGTCGTGGGGCCGCAGGCGGGGGGAGGAGAGGATGGCAGGGTTAGCGGATTCGCAGGCTTGTGCCGCGTGGCAGGAGTGCTACGCCGGGGATCGTAGCGCCCGCCGCCAGCGCCTCGCGCAGCGCGGTCTTGTCGGCCTCGACGCGCACGGCCTGGTACTGCGTGGGAAGCTGCTCGGGCGGCACGGTGACCTCAAGCGGCTGCGCGCCGCCGTTGGCCTGAACCGACAGCCGGAACCGGGCCGTCTCAATCTTGCCCTTCCCGGTAGCCTCCATCGCTTCCTTCAGGCGCTGCTTTAGGCGCTCGGCGAGAGCATCGTCGGCAGCAGCGAGGTCGCGCAGTCGCTTGGCCTCCTCGGCGCGTGCGTCGGCACGGCTCCGCAGGTGCTGGATCAGGGCCGCGTAGTCATCGGCCTTGGACTCGAGCACCCCGGCGAGGCCGGCAAGGTGCTCGTCGAGCGCCGCCTGCGCTTCGACGGTGTCGCCAGCCCCGTCGAGGATGGCCTCGATCAGGGTGGCGATTTCGGTTTGAATGGCGTACAGGTTCATGGTGTATCTCCTCGTATGTTCAGAAGGGCAGTTCGTCGGCGTCGGTGGTGGTGGGGACAGGTGCGG